CAGCGTGGCGAACACCGGAGAAATCAAAATCTTCGGGTAGAAGCCAAACAACTGATAGCTGTCGCGGAACGCCTTGAGTCCGGTGCGGTTGCCGCCCGCGTCGATGGTGCCGATGATATCGGACGATTGCACCAAGGCCGGGTTGAGATAGGTATAGGTCGCCTTCACCGTGGTAGGAGTGGCAATGGTTCCTGCCGGGATAGCGCCCGTGCTGATGCGCTTGCCGGTGCCGGTGGCCGCATCGAAGCTGTAGTCGGTGTCCAGGATGTAAGTGGTCGCCAAATCCGCGCTGACCAGCGTGATCTCGCCGACCACGGCAGGATGCGGCAGCGTGAAGCTGCCATCGACCGGGTCAACGGTCGCGGTCTCCGGGACAGCGACCGTGGTCTTGTGCGCCGCGTTCGCGGGGTCGAGCACGTTAATCACCACGCACACGGTACCCTTCTGGTCAAAGATCGCGTCCAGCGCATCCAGAATGGTGCTGCCGGGGATGTTCTCACCGAACTGCGCGAAATCCTTTTCGCTGGTCACGATGATCGGCTTGTTCACCTCGCCCGCCGCAGCGGTGCCGATGAGGCCGATCACCGCCGTCTTCACCATTTGAACCGGACGCGGCCCCTTGTCGATCTCGATAGTCTCGACGCCATGCAGATAACTTGCAGTCATTGCAAACTCCTTTCAGTTATTTGGTCTTGCCCGACTTGTCAGTCGCGGCTTTGGTTTCGGCGGATTGCACGATCTGGACAGGTGCTACCTGCACCGGCTTGAGGTAGCCCTGCGCGATCAGCACGCTCACCATCTCGTGGTCGGCGGGCAGATCCACTTCCTGCTTGTTCCAGAACAGCACATCCTGGTCTTTGAGGCCGCCTTTGCCGTCGCTCACCTTGAGCGTGACAGCGGAATTCGGGCCGGTATAGATGAATCGAGACATAAGCACTCCTTCGGTTAAATGGTTACGGGTTCTTGAACAACCGGCGGCAACAGCGCCGGGGCATTGTCTTCATTGGTGACAGACCAAGCCCCAGGCGGACGCGGACGGTTGGCCACGGTGGTCATGGGTACGCCGAAGCGCAGGCTGTAGCCCCAGGTGCCTTCGACGTAATCATCGAATTCCACGCTGATGATTCGCACCTGCCCGGATGCGGTCGGCGGCGTCCAGCCCAAGAGGGTGTTGCGGCAGGTTTCGAGCAGGTCATAAATACCGACCCCCAAAGCCGCATCAGCTGCGCCCGGCGTATTGGCTTCGCGCAGCGTGCGCGACACCAGCCCAAGCTCAAATTCGTCTTCATAGGTCACGAGCTGCCCGGCAGTCGCGTGGTGCGCGAACTTGCTGCCCCGGTAGACCACCAGCGCCGCGCCGTTGGGGTGCGTCATGCGGTAGTCGCGCGGACGCTCCGGCCAGGCGCGCACTTCCACTTTTGGGTGCGCCTGACCGGCCAGCGTGAGCGCAGCCGCCAGGCGGGCCACGATGGTGTTTTCGAGATCGCCGACCATGCTCATCAGCGATTCCCCCTGCCGAACAGAGAAGGCGGCTCACCAAACTGCGGCATCCCTGCCGACTGCGAGGCCGGGTTGTCCGCCACGTCATCACGCAACGCAGCGCCCGGCAATTGCACATCGCCGCAAGCGATGGCCTTGAGCAGCCTCACCACATCCTCGTAACGCTGCCGCGCATCCTTGATGTCATCGGCGGGTCGCAGGGTTTGCAGCCGGTAGATGGCGATGTCGCAGGCGCAGCGCACCAGAATCGTCGGCACGGCCATCGCTGCCCCCGTCACATCTTGCAGCGGCAGCAGGTAGCGCGTGGCGAGCCATCCTTCGATCTCCGCCGACGCATCGGCCAGCGCCTGCCCGGCGCGTGTAGCGTCAAGCGCCTGAGCGTCCGGGTCGGTGATGTGCCGCAGATCGCGTTCGGCGTATCGTTCGGTCAGTTGGGTGAGGGTGGCGTAGTTCATGTCGCCACTTTGCCGGGCGCATGGAGATGTGGACAGTAAAGGCTTTTAATTTTGCCCGGCAGGGGTGGGGTGATTCCTGTAGGGCAATGCGGGGAAAATAAGTAGACGACTACAGCATTCACCCCATAGCAGACCGGCACAGCCAAACCAAAGGCCCACGGAGGCCGCTGCGAACATTCATAAACGATTCTTGCACCCCAACCTATACAACCGGGGCATATAGGTAGCTTCAATCGCTTGTAGGCGCTTCTGTCGCGTCTGCAAAAAAAAGCCCGCACCGGGGGAGGCGGCACGGGCAAACTGCCAAAAGGAGGCAGGAGGAGAGTTTTAGTGTCAGCCCTTCTTGCCGGGCTGCTTGGCGTCCGTCGAATTCGCATCCACTTCGCGCACGATCAGTCGCGGCTCGTTCTGGAGCGACTGGAGTTGCTCTTTGGACAAGTCGCCCAGCGCAACTACGGTTGGGGTGGCGGAGAACTCGCGTCCGGCGCGGCGAAACACGCCGGACTTGCAGATTACTTCGATGCTGTTAGCCATGATGTGTTCCTCCTATTAAGCCAGCCAAGGGCAGACTTCAACCTTCATCAGCCCCTTCATCACGTTGCTGGTGTTGCTGATGATGACAGCCTCCAGCGCCGTGCGGGCAGCTTCTTCCAGCGAGGGCGGCACCAGCAGCAGGTTGGGCGTAATGCCCAGCGGCTCTCCGTTGTCGCCCTTGAAGCCCATCATATTGGCGCGTGCAGCCCACAGCGCGGTCTTGTCCAGCGTCTGCTTGCTGGCATAGGCGGTCTGCCACAGTCCATAGCCCACATTGCAGCGGCCATCCACGCCGAACAGCAGCTCGTTGCGCTTGAACACATGGTCGCTGTCGCCGCTGGTCAGCTCCTGCGGCTTGAACGGAGTGCGCTGCTGGAAGATGATCGGCTTGACCACCTTGCTGGTGTCCAGCAGATACCAGGCCGCGCCGGAACCGCCGCCCGTGTTACTCACCGACACCACGCCTTCCTTCGTCTGCACCGGGTGATCGGTGTCGAAGAAATACTGGCCGTCCGGCCCGGTTGCGGCAAAACCCTCTTGCAACAGCTTGAACACCAGCCGATTCGGGAATACCCGTGCGTTCTGGCCGAGCTGCTGCGCGGCGATGGAATAGCCGCCGAGCTTGCGGTCGGCGATCTTGTCCACCGGCACGCCGATAGTGCCCTCGAAATGCTTGTTGGAAATCTTGAACGAGGCCTCGGACAGGTTCTGCACCTGACGGTCACCCAGCCACTCGCGGATGGAAGACAGATTCTTCATCCAGCCGTATTCTTCGTCGGATGTCTCCGAGTTGATCAGCAGGGCGATGTCCTTCCACTGGTCTTCCACACCGCTGGCGGTGGCCATGAAGCCCTCGTTGAACAAAGCCCGGAGTCCGGTATAGGCGGCGGTCGCCTGCGCTTGAGTAATTAACATGTTTGCTCCTATTGAGTTGATTGAGTCAGGCGGTTAGCGGAAATCCACCCACACCACAGTGCCGGAGCCGACCGTTTCCACGTCGGCCACCTTGCCAGCCGCAACGCGTGTGCCGGTGGCATCGGTCAGGGCGACGGTTTCATCATCGACCACATAGCAGACAGCACCCACATCGCCCAGGTCGATCAGATCGGCAGCAGCCGAGTTGTTGAAGGCGAAGACGCCGCGCTTGACCTTGACCAGCACCGCGCCATCCGCGCCGCTGCTGTTGTCCACGGTCTCGACAGCGATGCCTGCGGCCTTGGTGCCGCCCGCCGCGCCGCCACGGGCAAAGCCGGTGGCCGACAGCGTGACCATGCTGCCCGCGTAAATTTTGGTGCTGGCCGCAACCGGATAGGTGAAATCCACGCCGTCGCGGGCCAAGGTGTTACGTGCCGAAGTCAGTGTGCTCATCGCTTATTCTCCTTTCGCCTTGGCAAATTGTTCAGGGGTCAGACCGAGGCTCTTGCACACGGCCAACTCATCTTCGGTGAGCGCCACCTGCTGACCGCCGCCAGCTGGCTGTTTGCCGCCCGTCTGCGTGCCACCCAAAGCCGCCAGCGGCTTGGCATCCTTGAGAAAGGCATGCAGTGCGGCCAGCGGCTGCGCACGCCAGTACGCCTCGTTGGGCGGCAGAATGCGGGCATCGGACAGCGCCGCCGCCATCAGGCGTTCATGCTCGGCACGGTCGCCTGCGGCCTTGAGCGCGGCCAGCTCGCCATTGAGCTTGCTATGCTCTTCCAGCGGAATATGTTTGGCCGGGTCGAACTGGTTGGCCTTGAGCATTGCGATCTCTGTCTCCTGCTCGCGGGTTTTAGCCGCCAGCGCGGAAAGCGAAGTCAGCGCCGTGTCATCGCCGGTATCCAGGGGCAAGCCCAGGGCCACCAGCACTCGGGTTTTATCCATCGTGGGTTCCTCATTGGTAGTCCTGCCAGAGCCGGGCAGTCGGCGTAGTGAAACCATCTGCTGCACCAGCGCGGCGATCTCGCCGAGCGCGCCTAGCGCGGGCGTGTTCGTGAGCGCCAGGCTGTGCAGGGACTGCACAGCGCCGGTGTCGGGGTCGAAGAAAAAAACGGGAGAGAGGTAGCGGTATTCGCCCGCGACCAGATGCGCGGCCCCGGCATCCGTCCAGCGCACCTGCGCCAACAAGCCGATGCCGGGCTGATATTCGAGGCCGGTGATCCAGCCCGCAGCAGGCGCGGGGCGACCGTTCTCCGCCGCCTTGAGGGTTTGGTGCTCGTAGTCAATCGGCAGATCAATACCGCGATCAACGAACTGCGCGATGATGCGCTGCGCGATCTGCGCATCCATGCGCCACTTCTTGGCCTTCACGCCTTTGATGTTGCCTGGGCGACCATCTACCGCATCGAATTCGCCATCGGGAATAACGCGTATCCGCTGCGGAGCTTCCTGCTCTTCAAACTCCAACTCAAAGGCCAGCGCGGCGGCTTGCGTCAGAGGTGCGGGAACCCGTTCAAGAGCTGCAAAGTGTTTGTCCATGTCGCCACTTTGCCGGGAGGCATGGCGACCAGACAGTAAAGGGCTTTACTTTTTGGCGCGCTTACGGAACAGCCATGGCGGCGTCGGCTCATCGTCGGCCCACAGGCCGCGATGCGCGACCCGGGCCGCGTCCTGCATGGGG